TTCCTCCACTGCATCTAATAACAAGTTATAATTGGCTATACTACTTGGTATTCTTTCTGCGTTATTGTGTAATAATAATGCTTTATTCATAGTAATAAAAACTTAATTAAAGTTGCTTTTAATGTTGAGCCGTACAAAAAAATAAACGTTATTAACATAGAAACATATATTATTCCTACTATTTCATAAATAGGAAATCCCTTATAAAAATTTATATACCACCATTTGTTCGGCAAAAATAAAAAGATAGCGTAACTTAATTCAAGTAGCACAAAAAAAATAATAATAGAAATTACAAAAAACGTTATGTCATTTCCTACCCCTAATTTAGTTTTAGTTATCATATAAATAAAAGCTG